TAAAATGGCTACCCACGATTACGTTCTTGACAACGCTTCTGGAAGTGCATTTCGTACTGACCTAAACAATGCGCTGATAGCGGTCCGCTCGAACAACAGCGACGACAGTGTTCCGGCTACGCGATTTCCGTTTCAGTGGTACGTCGATACGAGTAACAGCCAAGCCACGCTTAAGATTGGCACGTCTACGAACTCTAATAGCGCCGCCTCTTACGTCACGGTTGGAACTGTTGGGGCGCTTCAGGGTGATGGCACAGCAAACCTTGGCTTGGCCCCATTAGCTGGACCAACGTTCACAGGTGATGTCGTTATTAGCAGCACGTCGGCACTGCAGATTCCGGTTGGCACAACCGCACAACGGCCAGGAAGTCCATCTGCGGGGGACCTTCGGTTTAACAGCAGCACTGCTTCAGCCGAGATCTATAACGGCACAAGCTTTGTTGCTGTTGGCGGTGGTGCTACTGGCGGTGGTGGTGACCAGTGGGTCGTCGAGACTGATCAGACGGTTACCACTGATTACACGCTGACCGCTAACAAGCACGGCACAACGGTATCGCCCACAATCAATAGTGGAGTTACAGTGACAGTACCGTCCGGGGCAATCCTCGTTATTCTCTGATTATGGCAATAGCAATCGACGGCGACGGAACAATCACAGGCATCAGCGTTGGCGGCTTGCCTGATGGCATTGTCGACACCGACATGATTGCCGCTGGAGCGGTAACGGCGGCTAAGCGCGGTGCCGGTGCGATTTTGCAGGTTAAGCAGACGGTTAAAACTGACATCTTTTCGACAACCAGTAATGGTTTCAACGACGTAACAGGGCTGACGGTCACAATCACTCCAACTTCTAGTTCGAGTAAAATTTTGGCGATGTGTTACGTCAATTACGGTACTGCTAGTGATGATATTCGCATAGCAGCACGAATTGTTAGAGAAGAAAGCGGCAGTGACACTATTATTTCCCAGGGTGATGCGGATGGGAATAGGGTAAGAGCCATGTGGATCGGGCGTCACGCAAATCTGACGGGAGCCCAAGAACATGTAAACATTCAGATTTTAGATTCTCCATCTAGCACCAACGCTTTGACCTATAAATTTCAGACTGGAAGGATAGATAGTGGAACGTTAGTTGTTAATGACGGTCGTTCTGATGACAACCTAAGCACCCACGCAAGACCTATTTCTACTATCACTGTGATGGAGGTCGCAGGATGAACCATTTTGCAATCCGTCGTGCCTATCCAAATGTCGTCACCATTGACGATGGGACAGGGGCTTTTGATGCTGACGGCAACCAGATCACACTTGATCAGTCACTCGTGGACGCGGCGGCAGCCGAGCTGGTGACTGAAAATGCTTGGAGCGATCTGCGGACAAAGCGCGACCAGTTACTTGCCTCAACAGACTGGGAGATCGTCAAGCACAAAGAGCTTGGCACTACTATCCCAGCCGCGCTAAAAACATACAGGCAAGAGTTGCGCGATCTGCCAGCCAACACTTCTGATCCTTCCAACCCTACTTGGCCCGTTAGATCATGAGCATTAAACTCAAAGGCAGCACAGCTGGGAGCGTTGCTCTTGACGCACCAGCAAACACCAGCCCTTCTGGTTCGGATGTCGCGCTGACTCTGCCTATCGATGCAGGCAGTGCGAATCAGTATCTAAGGAACGGCAGCACTGCTGGTCAGCTGGAGTTTGTAACGCTGCCAACCAGGTTAAACCGTACTTACAGTACAGAAGTAAGTGTTGCCAGTGGTGACACTGAGATTGAATTTACAGGAATACCCGCAAATTTTTCGCGACTCTGGCTTGTCTTCCACGACATAAGCTTTAGTGGTACCAATAACGTTAAAGTTCAGATAGGACATGCCGCTAGCGGTGGAACATATTTTACCTCTGGCTACGCTTCTTATTCCGGCGCTATCGGCACAACAGGCACCACAGCAACTGGACATACAGATAGTTTTAGAATGCGAATTGCCTCTGCTGGTCAATCAATTTTTGGCTACCACGAAATTTACCCTGACAAAGCAAGTTCGCCAACAATGCTTTTTTCACATCACGAAGCGATTAGACAAGATGGTGTAAATCTGCGAACAGGTGCAGGGTATTCGCCAGACATTAGCAGTGTGACAATCGATCGAGTTAGGCTTGTGCCTCATGGTTCAAATACATTTGATGACGCTGATGGTCGAGTTAGCCTGATTACGGAGGTGATCGAATGACCTTGAACAAGCGCAGCGTTAATGCCATCACTGGCGAAGTAACAGTCACTCCGCTATCTGCAGAGGAGATCGCAGAACGCGAAGCCTATGAGCGTGATGTTCAGCCTGGCGTTGATCTTGAGCTGTTGCGTGAAGAGCGCAATTGTCGTCTTGCCGAGACTGACTATCTGGCATTGTCTGACGTGACGCTTTCTACAGAGATGGCAGAATACAGGCAGGCACTGCGGGATCTACCCGCTAACACCAGCGATCCAGCAAACCCCACCTGGCCCGTAAAGCCTTCCTGAGATGTCAACGATCAAGGTCAACAAGATCGAAAACACCGCCACAGCTGATGGCGGCATTGCAATCGACTCCTCAGGTCACGTCCAAGTTGACGGTCAACAGCTGCCGACTACTGGACCGCTAAGCAATCGCAACCTGATTATCAATGGTGCGATGCAAGTGGCTCAGAGATCAACAAGCGAAACAGGGCAAACAACTCTTGATGGCTATGTTGCACTTGATAGACACAGGATTCAGTTGAGCAGTTCTGGTACGTTTACAATTTCCCAATCAACTGAAGCGCCTAGCGGCTTTGCTAACAGCTTAAAGTTTGACTGCACAACTGCTGATTCTTCCCCTGACTATGTAGTGTTTTTTCAACTATTAGAAGGGCAAGATTTGCAGCAGGTTCAAAAAGGAACGTCAAGCGCACAAAAATTAACGGCGTCTTTTTATGTTCGGTCTAGCAAGACAGGCACATACCAAGTCAATATCCGCGATTTAGACAATAACAGGCTAGTTGGGGCTAGCTATACCATTGGTTCTGCAGACACTTGGGAGCTTAAGACAGTTACTTTCCCTGCCGACACGACTGGTGCTTTCGGCAACGACGCAAATGCTTCTTTGCAGCTTGAATGGTGGCTTGCTGCTGGATCTGACTACACTGGCGGCGCTGTACCTACTGCTTGGGAAGCTCGCGTAAATACAGACAGAGCAGCAGCACTAAATGTTGCTATTGGTGCGTCAACTGCTGATGATTTCTATATCACTGGCATCCAGCTAGAGGTTGGCGAGAAGGCGACACCGTTTGAGCACAGAAGCTACGGCGATGAGCTTGCTAAGTGTCAGCGGTATTTCCTTCGCCTCGGACCAGGGAACTTATTTGGTGGACGAATGAACGGCTCAGGGAACACTGATCTTCATTACATGTTCCCTGTGACGCCGCGCACCACGCCTTCTGGATCAGTTTCGTTTGACACGGCAAGTGCAGAACATGGGTCAAGTGGGATGACAGTAAACAGCATGTCGATCAATGATGTTGGAACTCATACGGCTACTATCAGAGCAGCTGTTAGTTCAGGATCAGATGGTAATGCTACTTTTTTAAAAACAACTGGAACCACTACAATCGACTTTTCTGCGGAGCTTTGATCATGGTTACTTACAGACTTTACAAGCCTATGGTCTCTCAACCTGAACCATCTATAGTTTGCAAATATATCGATGGAGTCAATACGCTTCAGATTCCTATGGTCGAAGCTAACACCGACTATCAGGAATACCTTGCTTGGCTAGCCGAAGGCAACACGCCTGACCCTGCCGACTAACTTGGCTAGTCGCTGCGGCTTCCGATAGACTCAGCTGAGGAGGTGCGCCATGGCCGTTAATCCTGGAACGTACAATTTCACGCTCCAGCGCCGTAGCGACTGGAATTTGATCCTGCAGTTCAAGGACAGCAGTGATGCTGCGATTGATTTAACTGGTTATACGGTCTATGCACAGGCGTGGGACAAGGCACGCACAAAGAAGTATGCGGACTTCACTGTTGCCTATACAGACCGTACAGACGGCAAAGTGACGATCAGCCTGACTGACACGCAGACTGCAGACTTCATAGACGAGCTGTACTACGACGTACTGCTAGAAGATGGCAGTGGTTTGCGTGAGTATTACTTGGAAGGCGTTATTTTTGTCTCACAGGGGTACACCGCGCCATGACATCGGTCAACGTCACAACAGACGGTAAAACGACAGTCGTCAAGGACACGACGACAAACACCGTTTCAATCACAACAACTGGCCCTCAAGGCCCCGCATCTGCTGGTTTTGTCTTCAATGGCGACGCTAAAGTAGATAACAGCATCGTCTACTACGACTCAGCTGCTGGGGAGTTTAAGGCGGACAACACCACCACTAAACTGTCCCTTGTAGAGGGCGGTAACTTCTAAGCCATGGCAAACACCATCCGCATCAAGAAGAGGGCAGCTTCTGGCTCAGACGGTGCGCCCTCCTCTCTGGCTAGCAGTGAACTTGCGTTTAACGAATCGGACCTGAAGCTGTATTACGGCTTTGGAGATAACGGTTCTGGCGTAGCCACCTCAATCATCAGCATTGCAGGCTCTGGAGCGTTCTTTGCCAAAGGTGACGCAAAGGCCGCAAACCTTGTCCTGGCTGGCCCCACAACTGGATCTGACGCCAATCCGACGTTTAGGTCATTAGTTGCTGCTGATATTCCTAGCATTGCTCACACCAAGATCAGCGACTTTGACGCTGGTGTTCAGACCAACCGTCTTGATCAGTTGGCTGCCCCAACGGGCAACATCGACATCAATTCGAACAAGCTGACCAACGTTACTGATCCGACCTCGGCTCAGGACGCAGCAACAAAGGCTTACGTCGATGCGGTCAAGACTGGCCTGGACGTTAAAGACTCGGTGAAGGTTGCCACCACGGCAAACATCACGCTGTCTGGAACGCAGACTATTGATGGCGTCGCTGTTTCTGCTGATGAGCGTGTGCTGGTCAAGAACCAATCAACCGCCTCTGAAAACGGCATTTACGATTGCAAATCTGGTTCCTGGTCTCGCTCCAGCGACTTTGACGCAAACAGCGAGGTCACTTCTGGTGCGTTTGTCTTTGTCGAGCAGGGCACTGTTGCAGCAGATCAGGGTTTTGTCCTTACCACTGACGGTTCAATCACCGTTGGCAGCACATCGCTGAGCTTTACCCAGTTCTCTGGTGCTGGTGCGATTACTGCAGGCGATGGCTTGCAGAAGTCTGGCAGCACTATCTCTGCCGATCTCAAGGCCAATGGTGGTCTGGTTATTGAATCAGCTGAGCTTGCTTTAAAGCTGGACGCATCCAGTATCACCGGAACGCTTGCAGTTTCTGATGGTGGTACGGGTGGAACGAGTGCATCTGCCGCACGCACCAATCTTGGTCTGGCAATCGGCAGTGATGTCCAGGCGTACGACGCTCAGCTGGCAGATGTAGCCGGTTTATCGACCACCGATGGCGGCTTCATCGTCGGCAACGGAAGCAATTTTGTTGTTGAAAGTGGTTCAACCGCAAGAGCTTCTCTTGGCCTGGTAATCGGCACAGACGTTCAGGCGTATGACGCTCAGCTTGCTGATGTCGCTGGCTTGTCCGTTACTGACGGTGGTTTCATCGTTGGCGATGGCAGCAACTTTGTACTGGAGACTGGCTCTACTGCACGAGCTTCTCTTGGAGTCAGCATTGGCAGCCAGGTCCAAGCCTATGACGCTGATCTGGACAACCTGTCTGGATGCCAATCTGGAGCGTCAGCAGCTCTTGCCGCTCTGACCTCTACAGAAGTTCAGATTCTTGATGGAGCGACGGTTACCACTGCCGAGCTGAACATTCTCGACGGTGTAACTGCAACCGCCTCTGAGCTGAACATCTTGGATGGCGTCACTGCGACGGCTTCTGAGCTGAACATCCTTGATGGTGTTACCTCTACAGCCACTGAGCTGAACATCCTCGACGGAGCAACCGTTACCACCACAGAATTGAACCTGTTGGATGGTGGAACGTCAGCGACTTCAACAACGCTGGCAGCTGCTGACCGTGTTGTGTTGAACGACGCAGGCACCATGAAGCAGGTTGCACTCTCCGATGTGGTTACTTTCCTCGCGAACGGAACGGCTAGCTCGTTCGTTCTCGATGGGGGAACGTACTGAGGTTGGAGTAACCGATGGCGAACACAATCAAGCACAAGCGCGGAAGTGGCTCTGACCCGAGCG